GCAGCACCGTAAAGTTGCGCCCATACCGCTGTGCGAGCATCGTCCGATAGATACGGCGCACTGTGTACCAATGAGCCATATAAATACACGTCTGGAGCCTCGGTCATGAGCCAGTTAGTCGTGTTCGAGTCTGACAGGGCAGGTACTCGCTGGTAGTACAAAAGTTCTACGCCGTACGACCCATCCGGGGTAGGGAAGAACTCAAACTGATTCTCTGAGTGCCGGTAAAACCTTGGCACGCCGGAAGTATCGAGGTTGCCTGATCGCTTATCAGCCATCGTCTGAGCGCTTACCAGATCCAGCGCACGAGTATTGTTGCTCGTAAGGTGGATACGGATAGTCTCAAGCCAATCGCCGGGCTTCGTCATGTACTGACTATCGATCGTACCAGTAGCACGGTTCTCCATCTTGTAGTGCCGGAGATCACGCGCAAACTGAGCCTCAGCCAACGAGATAAACGTCGGTATAACCGATGTCAGGTCGTCACGGTTGAGGAAGTCAGCAATGGAGCTTTTCAGCTCAGAATAGTTAGTCAGTGCCATTACTTACGCTTCTTCTTAGCTGTCTTAGCGGCCTTCTTGAACTGCTTAGCTGTAGGCGCGCCTTTCTCGCCAGCTTTACGCATCTTCTCGCCAGATCCGGCCTTGATGCGCTTACGCTTAGCATGAATATTGTCGTACAAGCCTTTCTTCTTACTTGGCATAACGCTTGCCTCGCTTCTTCGCTCTGCACTTACCGCTTGCCTTGCAAAGTGATGGTGTTGGGCAACCTGCACAGGGTTTGAATGATTTATTTGCCACGCTTCTTCCCCTTTCTCTTCTTACCGTAACCACATGCCATTTACTTTCTCCTCGACTTAGTGCCGGAACATTTCCAGCGCTTACGTGAAAGCCTCAGTGGTGAGTTAGGATTGGCAGCCGCTTTCGGGTGTTTCTTCATCTGACCAGAAGAGCGCGCACAATAGGCATCGCCTTTACTGGTTCCGGGCCGTACTCGCGACTTACCATCCTTGGCCTTGCCGGCTTGCCCATACGAAACTTTCTTGCCGGAGGCCGTAACCTTAACCTTTGCCTTACCTTTTCTAGGTGTAGCCATATTATATCACTCCCCGAGGATTCCGCGCGGATATAAGACGTCGTAGCGATTTCGGGTCGGATAAGTCAACAGCCCACCGCCTGTGATGCGATACATTTCCTGCTCTCTGTTCGGAATGTCTTGAGTCGAATAGTATGGATTAGCTAACCGCTCCTCCATTGTCATATCCTTCCGCGTCTCGGTGTTTCTAGATTCTACCTCCCCACCAAACCGTCGATACGTCTCCTGCTTGCCTTGCTCGCCTCGGAGTCGCTCTTCTTCCAACAAGCCTCTTCTGCGCTTTCTTTCACTGATTGCCGACAAGGCTTCTGTAGTCTCAGGCTTTGAGTCGAAGCGCTTCAACCGCGCCTCTGCATTACGTATCTGTCGCTGTACATCAGAGCCAATATCATCAAGTTTTTCTTGAGCATTTTGATAGATAAATCGCTCATCGCCTGTGGTTTGCAATAAGCGAGAGATGACCTTGCCGGCACGCTGTGCGTAATCTAACGACGCCTGACCTCTGCGCGGAGGCGGGCCAATCTCACGTCTTATGTCGTCGCTGAATTGGTAATAGAGTTGGCTTCTAAATAAATCTTTCGGTCGGCCGATGTTTTGCATGCGATACAAGGTTTCCGTAGGGCGCAACTCACGTAGCTCATCAAGCATCGCATTCCGCTTGTTGAAGATGTCTTGATACCCGTAATCAACCATATCTTGTAGCTCGCGCTCATTAGTCATCTGTGCTATTCGTTGCGCGCTATCTGTACTGCCGCCCTTTGCAAACCCTTCTGCCTCTTGGATCATGTGCTGTATTTCATGCAGCATGGTGTCTCGCACGACCTCTGGGTCGCCCGCTGCTCTTGGATTAAGAGTCAGCTCTTTAGTGCTTGGATCGTAATATCCACTTACATTGTCCAAGAGCCCCGGATCAGTCAGCGCCATGTTGTTTACTGGCGTATTGGCTAGTAATGGATAATTTTCATAAAGCTCTGGGTGATCAAGGATACTGCTCGCCATAACTTGTATAGGAGCATCTTCGGCGCTAGGGTTTTGGCCGAATGGAAATGGGGTTGCCGTAGAGCCTGCATCACTAATCTCAGAGCGCACAATACCGTCTGCACCTCGAAACATGCCTGTCTCAGCTACAATGTCGCGCGGTCGCGCACCCTCAGCTTCCATCTCTTGTTGTCGGCGCATTTGCGCAAAGTCAAAGCTAGTGGCTCTTGGGCCAATAAACATGGCATTAGCCACGTCCCCAATGACTGGGAGCAGGCCAACAGCAGCGCCAGCACCTGCAATTGCAGCGTCTACCTTGCTTCCTGCGTCTAGCGCGTCTTTAAACTCAGCAACGCCCTTTACGTCACCCGCAACAGGCAAGAAATCAAGCACGCCAGATATTGCCTCAGCAGACCTGTTGGCACGGTATGGATCAGAGATAACCCCTGCGCTTAACAAGCCTTGCGCAATACTACGCTCCGCCCTTTCTACGAGGCTGGGGCTGTAAGGCGTAATCGACGGCATGCCTGCCGGAATGTCAGTTCTCAGTTGAGGTGGAGCTGTTTTAAGCCGCTCTAACTCTTCTAATAAACCTGATGCTCGATCTCGCAAAGCCATAGAGCCTCCATTATGAAGCCCCGATTATATCAGACAATGCCCTGCAAATTCCTACGGATCGGCTCACCCCAGTCTGAGGTCTTTCTATAACCGATAGCAAGGTATCTGAATGCGTCCGCACAATGTGATGTCCAGTCGTGTACTGGCCGCTCGTTCCAGACCATCATCGACTCGTTGTATTGACGCCTGTACTGTCTAAGACAATCGATACCTTTCTCGCATTTGTCCTTATCGAAGTAGCATAGATCAAGCATAGACCTGACCGCTTGAATGCCATCGTCTACGTTAAGCTGCGGTGCAATCTGTACCGGGCGTACGCCTAAGTTGTCCAAAACCTCTAGCCGTGACCGGCCACTACCTAACTCCCTAACCCGGACATCATGCGGGAGAACGTGCTGGTCATACACGTAGCCTTTCTCTTGCAAGATACGTGCGTAGTGATCTAGCCCGACCCCAGAGTTCTCGTAGTAATCAATGAGCCTCACTTCAGGGCCGACAAACTGAGCGAACCAGATGGCCGTAGAATCGCCTACACCCAAGTCCCATGCTGTCACCACGCCCACTGAGCGCTCGTATGGCACACGATCGATACGGTTCTCGTGTAAGGCGTTAGCCATCTCCTGCGTGTAGTACGCGCCCTCTGAGAATATCCTGAAGTCACCCTCCCAGATATGGTCATAAACATCTGGGCGTTTCTTGAGGTCTTCCTGACGCTCTTGTTCTAGCACATGAGGGAACCACGGATTATCCCGCCAGTTCATCTCTATGATCTTGCACTGCTCAGGCTCATTGACCCGGAATCGATGGTGCGTAGCAGAATGCTTGTTCTCAGGGTTCCACGTTACCCATATCTCAGAGTCGTCCTCTCGCACTGTAGGGATAAGCTTCTGCCACGCCGTCTCAGTGACAGTCTCAGCCTCATCCACCCAGCACAGTAGAATACGGGCCTTAGACTTGATGCTATCGAGGTTCCTGCGTAGGCCGGCAAACACGTATGTGATCCTACCGTCCCGGCTACGAATGTATCGCTCGCCTATCTCGTAGTAATCCATGAGGCAAGGAACTGAGCGGATAGCTGACTTCACCTCTTCCATTGAGGATTCATCGAGTGAGTTGAGGTGCTCACGAGCGCATAGGATCTGCCCTTGCTTACCAGCTACGCCCCAGCGCATACCCCATACGGCAGTCATTAAAGCGAATGAGCGAGTCTTAGCGCTTCCCCGGCCACCGTATGAGCAACGGTATCTAGCCTCGCCTGTAAAGAGGCTGGCTAGTTTAGGCGGTAGTTCAATCGAGACCTTTTGCGACAAGTTCAATCACCATTGGTGGAGTCATGGAACCATCGCTACTTGTTAAATCAGCATCGACTTGCTTGAGATCAGGTAGCGTCTTAGCGAGCATCTTGAGTCTTAGTTCAGCCTGTGTCTTCTTCTGCTGAACCTTCGCTGCGAAGTGCTCGTCTTCTGATGGGTTAAGTTCGCCGATTTGATCAATTAAATCAAAGATGTATTCGGCCTTACCCCTAATGCTTAATGCGCGTCTGTTCTCTTCATCCTTCACAGCGCGAACTTTCTGCCGTCTAGTAGCTGCCACCGTACTAATCCTCTTCTGGGTGCGGTATTGAGTCGGCCCAGTACAGCCCCATGCTGTGTCCTGCCCGTATCTCTCCGTCCATAATGTCACTAAAAGTAAGAGGCCAAGATTCCACAGTCATATCGTCGAATGCGACTAATACTGTTCTCTCGTTCTTAGGCATGTTGCCCGGTCGTACCGGATACCACTGGATACCAACCACTTGCAGCATACTATCGCCTCACTGCTAATGACGCCCCAATTCTAAGACTTATCCACAGACTCATCAAC